TATAATTCATACCTAATCTTTTTTGGATTAATTTGTTAACTTGTTTTACGCTTAGGCTTTTCATTATTCACCACAATTACCAATTGTTCTTCATGTTTAAAATTGTAACTAAATCCACATTCATTACAACGGCATGAATAAGATACATAAAATTCTCCATCTGATGAAGTTTGGATGGTATAATCTTCCTGTAATGTTTCATCCATTATTGGTTTTGTTTTGTTTACCATCTTTAAATATTCATCAGGTGGAATTTTACCATATGAATCGCGGACTTTTTCTTGGTATTTTTCCCAATTCACATCATTGGTTCTCAAACATTGTGGGCAAAGAGCCCAATTATTAGCACTCATAATTTTAACCTTCTTTTAATTGGTAGATGGGTTGGCCTTTAATTTTATATACAAAATGAGCAGACCATTCTAATTGATCTTTTTCCAACAATTCTGCCAAATAATCTTTATATTCTTTTTTGGATTGAAATGTAATAGCCGGATTCAATGGTATTCCTGAACCATAATCAGCAACAATAAATTTCTTTTTTGATTTTCCAAATAACATAATATTTTTACTCCCAATATACTTTCCGAGAAACTGAACCATAAACCTTGGTCAATCCAAGAGATTTTATCGCTTCATCAAAAGCATGGCGTGTTTCTCTTTGTTTCGCGTTTTTTACTAACCGTTTCTTTGTTTTCTCGGTCACAATTTGTTCCGCTTCTTCTCTGGTTTTTCCTTCCAGTTCTAAAGCCAAAACTTCATTTTCAAACCGTTTTTGTTGATATTTGTTCAATTTGAGTTTCATAAATCAAAATATATCAAATTTGGTTTAGGATGTCAAGATTTTTAATATTTACCGCTCAAATGAGTTAATGCTTTATCCATTTGCGGTTTTGTATCGCCTTGGGATGGAGCAGTAATACCATTATGCTGTCGATAATAAAGAGTCCAAGTAGTTGGTTTATCCTTTGGTTTCACATAATGATGTTGCCATACATTAACCACATGTGGATTAGATCCATGACTGTTTGATTTTGTATACTTATGTTCTGTATAATCACCCTTTGGATTGTTAGGTGCGAGACTATTGTGTTTATGTTCTGTGGAAACATGGCTAAATCCATGATTCGTTAAAATTTTATGATATGGATTTTTGGTATGATCCTTAAAATCCTCATGAGTCTTAACCGTAGGAACAAAAGCCTTATGGAAATCTTCTTTTGTTGCTTCATTCATATCCATATTATCACTCAAATTGGTATTGTTGTCAAGAGATTCTATGATAAATTGTTTTAATGTTTTCATTAGGTTTCCTTATTTTATTACAGCCATGAAATGTTCAAAATATGCTGTCAGAAACGGTCCAGCGAATGTACCCAAAATTACAATTAGCAACATTGCACCGTATCGTACTAATTCCAATTTTTGGATTCGAGTATTGAAAGTGGTAAATTTTTCTCCAAATTCTTTTTTCATTTCTTCTATACAATGTTCATTTTCTTTTTTGTTTGTTTCGATCAAATCATGAATTACCGTATTTTCTTTAATTTGATTAGAAATTCTTTCTTCATGTAAAACTAACATTCGATTTGTAGTTTCCATAAGGTTAGAAATTTTATCAATTGTAGTATCCAATTTGGTAAAAAGTTTATCAAATCCTGCAATTTGCTGTTGGACTAAAGCAACATCTGTTTTAATTTTTGACAAATCGTCCATTAGAGTACTGGTGGTTTCCTTTTAAAAATATCTGTTTTACGTTTCTTTTTAACGGGAATACCAGGCTCTGCAAATTTTTTATCACCAACACCTAAACCCGCTATATGAGCAGATCCAACATTATTTGCAGGAATTCCACCATCCTCTAAAAGAGCATTTTTGGTAGTAATTACAAGATTTCCAGTTTTTGCTGATAATAATTGATAAACCTGTGTTCCACATATATTTAGAAAAGGATGTGACCTCTCTAACAGTACTAAAGTTTCCCCAGGTAATACGGTATTTCCATCTGTATCGAAAGCTGTTTCTAATAGTTCATAATTACCTTTTTCCAAAGTGGAATCATCATAAACAATAGATTCAAAAATAGCATCTACGCTTGTACCAATATTTTTACTAGTATTTTCCTCTTCATCATCAAAATTTTCTTTCAAAAGATAAGCAACCGCCAAATAAGATGCTAATTTTGAGGATCCACCAGGAATCTTAGCTAATAGCCTCTTGAGATTAAAAATGAATCTATCAAATAAAGTAAAGGCATCGGATTCAGCTTTGGTTCGGAATTGTGAAGAATTTTTTAAAAGTCTACCATTTGCATCGATAATACCAAGCTTATATGCCTGCGTTTGGTTAAATGGTGTGGTAAGACCTTTAATAATTTTGTACAGGAAGTACAATTCCGCGGCGGTATTCATTAGATTTTTCTTAATTCCTTTGCTAATTCCAAATCCACATTTATTTCCGGATAATCTTCATATGTAATCAAATTGAGAAATAACAAAAACGTTTTTAAAATATAATGGAGTCCAGAATCTAATTTAAAGAATAGAATCTGAACTCCAATTTTGGGAAAACAATTTGTAAAAATAATAATATGGTTAAGAGATTGGCGTATTTTTAAACTTTCTACATCACCACTTCTAATATAACGTAAGAAAAACCGCTTTATAGCGGTTGTTCGGTTCAAATCTTGTAAAAATTCATCATACGAATAACAACCTGGATTATCATAAACCTTTGAGGCTAATAATAATAAGTTAGAATCCGTGATATCCATTCATGGATATTTAATTAAGTTAATTTTGCTCTAATTTTACCATTTTTTACTTTATCTCGGAATTCATTTTCTGGACCATGATTTGATAATTTGCCATCTGAATGAACAGCATAAACATTTCCTTCATGGCTCATATAGTGGGTGCCCATGCCGAACGAGTCTATTCCGATCTTCTTTCCCTTATCAATTACGTTATTCCGTAAATTTTCACTTTCATTCATATCCATATTATCACTCAAATTGGTATTGTTGTCAAGTGATTCATTTAAACTTTTAAAATGTTTATGTAATTCATCAAATCCAGTACCAGATTTATGGAGTTTGAATATGTCAGATGGTTTCTTCAAAGTTGTATGGTGGTGCCACATCCCATCTTTATTAAATGTAACACTTCCATGTGTAGGATGTACATATGTTTCATTATCTTTTTTGAATGCAAGTGGTTGTTTATCCTTCTTAAATCCAAGAGTTTTCAAATATTCTTGTGGTTTTGGATTTGAAAGATTTAAAGTAGTTTCGCTGATATTTGGAAGAGAAATTGGAGGAACTGGAACAATTTGTGCATCACACGTATACAATCCTCGCATTTTGATCCAAACCAATTTTAAAATCAATCCATTTCCAATTAAATGAGAAATACCATCATCTGATGATACTACATTAGATCCGGTTGTTAAAAATCCAGTTCTACCACCAAATAATGTTAATGGTAATTCAAGCAATCCACTTTCACCAACAAAAGCACCTGGTGTAATGGGATCAAATTGAAATCCATATTCTAATAAACATTGTTGGACTTTATTTAGAAAGGAATATGGATTGATTGTTGGAGTACCAGAAATTACTACCAAATGTGCATTGATATGATCCACAGCTTTATTTGGATCATCTTCAATTACTTTATTTTGTGGTGGAAATCCAATAGTCGCATAACTATTATCTCCTTCCACCAATTCTGTAAATTTTTTATTGATATCCATGGTTCTCCAATACTTAGTTAACAGCAACTTGGCTTAAATCAATATTCGGTAAGGCTAGGGTAACTGCGGTATTTGTACCACCAGCAAGTGCGGTAGATGTTGCTGAACCTACGGTTCCAGTTCCATCACCTGCTGTTGAAACTTTAAATATTCCATTTACTAAATTGCTATTATTTACTAATGAAATTACATCCGATACATTAGATGTTGCAGTTCCACCAGAATTTGTTGCCAAATTTACGGTTAGAGTTTTGGTACCAGAATTATAACTTAATGATAATGGTGTACTGTTACCAGCTACAGCTAAAACAACATTCAAAGAATTTCCAGAAGTACCATCAACAACCGAAGTAAATGTAACAGCGGCATTTGCTGAACCAAATGTATGGCTAGCACTTACTCCTAATGTATTTTTAATTGTACCAGAATTTAATGAAATGGATGACCCAGCTACACCACCAGCAAGTGCGGTAGCGGTTGCTGCGGCAACTAAACCAGTTCCATCACCTGCGGTACTTGCTGTTACTAAGGCATTTGCATTTGTATTGTTATTAATTGCTGTAATTACATCATCTACCGTAGAAGTTACAACATCACTACCATCGGTTGCTAATGTCACTGTAATGGCATTTCCTGAAACACCAACCGATAATGCTTCTGATCCGGCAGTATTTACAAATGCTACTGTAATACTATTTCCACCAGTTCCGTTGGCATTTGCTGTAATTGTAATAGCTGAATTACCAGCACCAAATGTATGGGTTGCTTTTGCTGGTTCTGTAATTGTGACCTGACCCGCAGTGGCACTATCACCACCAACAATGGTATATGAAAAAATTAATTGTGCTGTACCAGAACCGAATGAATAGGTAGCATTTTTTGCATTACCATTTAAACTAAATGCAATTTGTGGAGATCCTGTTACCGTAACAGATTGATCAAATTCCACAAAAAATAATAATTTATCACCAGTTCTTAATTGTTTGCTTTTACCAACATAGGCTACTTTTACTGTAGATGCTGTTGTAGTGTTAATTGTTGGTGGTGTTGACATTGCAATTAGTAATTCACCTGATGGTGAATACCAACCACCTTTACCAGGAACAGCAGTTCTACCTTTAGATGTTAGGTAATTAAATTTGGGGGCAACCGTTCTAGACCATTGTGGCATAAAATTATTCTCTTTTCTCTTATTAGTTTCTTAAAAAAATGATTTGTAACATAAATTTACCGAGCAGTTACAATATTAGGAATATCAGGATTTATTGTAATTTTCTCTTTTTTCTTCTTTTTTATTGGTTCTTCAGTTTTCTTTTCCAACACTTCTTGGACATCTTCCAATAAACTGGAATCCAAATCAGGGAAATAATCTTTTAATTCCATTTCTCTGATTTATTTATTGTTTAATATATTTGGAAGTATCAAATCCTTCTGGATTCAATGGTTCTACTTTTTCATGATGTAAAGTAATTGGAAAATTTGGTGGATTTTCAGGAATTACTGAAGATTTATAAGATAAAGAAATATGAGGTTGGTAATCAGGAAATTCGGTATGAGCACCAATTGCAATAGAATGTTTAAATTGATTTCTTGGTATTTCATGATCATAATGTAAAACTAATGCCTCACCTAAAATACCAATTTTATATGTATTTGGATGAATTTGAAATGGTTCACTAGAATATGGGATATAAACATCATCCACATTTGCTGTTGGAGAGTAAACTACAGTTGAATGATATTCGTGTGGTTGCAAAATATTTTCAATACCATTTGATTTGGACCATTTATGTAAATTATTAGAAGATTCTTCATCCAATTTAAAACAGGAATATGTTCCCATCTTTGGATGTTGAAATATCTCTTCTTTAATCAATCTTTCACGGATTTTATAATAGATTACGGTTTTAAATTCTTCGGAAAGATTAAAAAAACAACCAGACTTGAATGCCTCTAAATTACCATTTATTGCAAATTCCCGTAATTTGGTAGCAGACATATCAATATCATCAAAGCTTTCAACAATTCTATTACCAGCGGAAATGATTTGGAATTTATCAAAATTATATTCTTTTAGATAGGGTGGAATAATATGATCAAATTCTGCTTTTCTATCACTACCAACTACCAAATTTACTTTCTTATAACCTTGTTCATTTAAAGATTCCAAAACATCAAAAATGGTTCTAATATTTGAATCTTTTTCAATATTTATTTTCGGAAAAGCTTTTTCAAAAATATGGACTTTTTCTTCAAATGTTAATGGATTTTTCTTTTTATCTTGTGTATGAGAAAGGTATACTTTAGATTCTGTATGATAGGATCGTGAAATAGTATCTAATTTTGAAAGTACTTTTTGATGACCAATTGTAGGCGGATTTGCCCGCATGAATGTAAAACTAATGGACTTGTAATTTTCATTAGCTTCCTTGAGAAATTGGTTTAGATTTTTTTCTGTAAATTGCATCTTTTTCCAAGAAATTTTGTTTACTAAACAAGGTACGATCAACAATTTTTACTATAATATCTTTATTAGAAACTACAAATCCTTCGTGATAATAACCAAAATTATTTAGATACGGTAATGATATTATATTTCTTGATAATACAAACCGATTTAATTGATCATATAAACTTTCTTTAATGTTAATTAGGTCTTGATAATATTTCCATTTCATGGATACAGGAAAATTGTAATATTCATCATTCCTTAATAAATCATTAACTAGTTTTTTATCATCAGGATCATAAGTAAAACTTACATCATCCTTAATATCAATAATTATTTCTGTAATATTTTTGATATTTTTTAAACTAAAAGAAAAAATTCTTGGATCTATAATACCAATTCCACACATTAATAATTCATTTAAAGTAATTTGATTAATTGGTTGAAAATAATTATTATCAATTAAGAAATGATTGGTTTGAGAATGAGGAACTATAATTAAAGAAATTTGTTCCGCAGGTTTTGGTAAAATATATTCAATTGTATTTGGTTTTGAATGTAAAAAATTCTTGGTAAATTCATATTCATTGATTAATCCTTTAAACCATAACATATCAGATTGAATAATTTCATTTAAAGAAAATGGTTTTAAATGTTCTAACAAACACTGTAAAGCACCACAAAATGGTTTATTGTGGTAATGTTCATCAATTTCATTTGGTGTAGTACATCTAATTTTTTTCTTTTTATTAAAAGCAGATTTAGTTCCAACAAAAATTTTTTGTGTATTTGGATCTTTACCAAAAACTAAAGCAGGTGAACCATCATATTTTATAGAATATTGGACTCTATTAAGAATAATATCTTGTAAAATCTCAGTTAATTTTTTCAATTCACCAGTAAGTAATAAATCTTCCAAATGTTCAATATGATCATGCATTCATTGGATCCTGAATTTCAATAAATTGTACAACAGAAGTTTGTGTATATTTACCATCTAGCCAGGAGATCCAAACAGGATAATTAATTTGGATAGAACTAATGTCTTTAAATGTTTTCCATTCGCCATCAGGCGAAAAATGGTTAGTAGGTGGATTGGTTCCAGAGATTCTCCTAATTTCCATTCCATCTACTTCATATGTAGAATTATTTGTTTTGAATACCATTTAATCTATAATCTCCAAAGGAATACATGATTCATAACCATCTACATGATGATCTTTTCTACAATTTTCGCAATAAGAAACCAATTTACCACAAATTAAACAAATATGGACATTTGGCCAAATGACATATTCATTTTCTTCCAATTGTCTTTTTAAATTTTGACAAGGTTGTTTTCCACTAGAAAAATCTGACATAAATTTCTAAATTTGTTTACCAAATAACTGAGTAAATCCTTTTTCCTTTTCCAAATAATTTCTCATATATAAACCTTTTAATGTTGATTCCATTTTTATCCTTACGGTCAGAATATCCTCGAACATTACTTTTGGTTTAAAATCATCATTCGTATCAAATTGTGATGATATATTTTCTAGTTTCAGTGTATCATATATCTTTGTGGTATCAAAGAAATAAATTTCTCTTTTAGATTTAAATTGTACTAATTGGATACTGGAATCATTTCTTGAAATAAAATAATTGATACCATTACCTAAATTATTTTTTAAATCCAATTGATTAAAGGTATGTGCTACAAAGGCATATACCAAATTGGTAGACATTAAAATATCGGAATCATCAAAAACACATTCCAAAAATTCTAAATCCAAATTCAATAAAGATTTCCATAATTCACATTGTTTTTGAAACGTTGATCCGGAGACCTGTCCGAATTGCTTTACATCACCATATTTTACAGAAAATTTATGAATTGTTTTTCCATCACAAATAACACTTACATCTTCTTTTGCAGTTTTAGCATGTGAAATTCCATCACAAATTACCCAAATATGCTCTCCTTTTGGAATTTTTAATAAATTAGTAAATTTAATACAAGAGGTAATGATTGGTTTTAAAAATTCTTGATTCTTTTCATCTTTCAAAAAATTTAAACTAGATTCTGGAATTTTAATGATTAAACCAAGACACAAATCTATCAATTCTAATTGGTCATATACATCATTTTCCTCTATTTCTTTTTTACATGAAAATCTACAATATAAAGCAATAGCTAAAATTGCTTCTGTAATATCACCAAAATTATAATTAATTTTTGGTTTTGATAATGAACCAAATGTAATGGTAGGTCTATTTGGAGTTTCTATCTCCAATAATAATTTTAATGCTTCTTTTTCTTTACCTAAAGAAACCAAATCAACATATTGTATTAATTGATTTTTATTAAAGTGATTATTTTTTACAATGTGTTGATTTGGACCAAATGAAACTGGTGAACCAGTTTCAAAAGATTGATTTAGAATTTCAATAATCCCAGAATTATATTTAGATAATCGACCAAATCCTGTGGATCGTAACTGAGCCATTATTTTCTAAAGAAACCAAAGAATGATCCTGTAATACCTTTAGCTAAAACCATTAAACAAATTAATTGAAATATTAACCAAATAACAAAAATAATACCACATGTAATTCCTAAACCCATAAGAAATGACCAAACAATATTCCATTCAATCATAAAACCTCCAGAGGATGTAAATTATTTCCTGTGGTATAAACCACTTTTCTAATACCAAAACTTGAAATACATCGAATACATCCATTACAAGGATGTGCTAAGTTCCAAAACATTTTCTTTTTATTCGTATCTTCATACGATAATCGACAAATATAAAGAATTGATTTTTCCAATTCCCTATCACTCAAAAACCTAACACCTAATCGGATAGCATTTGTTTCGGCATGTAAGTAGATATTGTGGATCGTAGATGAAAATTTTTGTTGAAATGGATGTGTCCGTTTTTCATTAAATCCTGTTGATACAATATCACCCTTATATACCAAAGCTGATGCTAACCGGGCATTCTTGGAATTGATAAAACTATTTGATTTAATTTTATTTTCCAAGAATTCCATATATCGTAGGTGTTTCGGGTCACTTGGATCTAGAGACATTTTTTATTCAATACCACTCGGACCTCCATCATATTCCACTTCAGGTGTTTTATGAATAAATTCTTCAAAATATGATGGCAAATCTTCACCATCATATTGAAAAATAGTATATTTTTCACCCAGAATATTAAAAATGAATTGTGGTAAGATATTACTTTGTTTACAATCGAAAACTAAATTATCATTTTTATAGATACCAAATCTAGCAAATCTAGTTTGCTTTTTATTACCTTGTGTAACTACAATTTTATAATCATCATTTACCACCTTAGATTTAGTCTCCCCTAAAGCAAAACCAAAATTATAAGCGCACCAAATTGACAATCCTAAAACTACAACAAATCCTAAAATTAAAAACACCATATGTTAAACTTTTAATCCTGAAAACTTAGATTTTTTATCCTTTCTATTTAAACCATTTAAATGTTGATGATGATAACCGGATTTATAAGATTCACTTTCTTTTTCTTTTGAAATCCGAATTTTCATATCCTTTTCATCTTCTTCAATCTTATCTGCTATTTCATTATACTCATCTATTTCTGGATCCACAATCTTTTCTATAGATTTTTGAGCAGATTCTTCAATGTCATAAAATTTCATCTTTGGTTTTTCTAAACCAATTAGAAATTTTCGTGGATTGGATTTTGAATTATATCTATTTTTTAATTGGATACCTAAAACTTGACCTAATTTTTCCAATGCTTCATTTTCTACTAATCCAATTCCAAAATCCATTGTTTGTTGAATACCAACACTTTCACCAATTGTATCCATATCAACGTTACCAGATGGTATGTCATCAGATCGTTTAAATTGGACAGCAGACCAAAATGGTACATTTAACTCAATTGCCATTCCCCTATATTCTTCGGCAACAGCTTTTAAAATCATCGAACGTTCAGAAGAGGAAGCATATCTACTTTTTAATCTTGCTGATAAGGCAATACCTAAATAATCCGAAATAATTACATCTGGTATAAAATTCTTTTTTATCTTTGCCTCATGGATTACATGCCGAAAATGTCCTACATGAGCACTAGATGGTGGAAATTCTTTAATTAATAACTTTGCAGGATATTTATTTTTAATTTCCTGCATCCGTTTCATATATTTTTCTTTAGTCCATGTATCTAAATGATCCAAAGAAATATCCAGTAAATTAGCATCAATTCTATTACCAATTAATTCTTCAGCCATTTCTAACGTAAAATACATTACGTTATAACCAATAGACAAATAATGTGCTGCTAAATCACAAAGAAAAATTGTTTTACCAACACCAGAAGCCGCTGAAACAAGATTTAAAGTTTTTCTTTGAACTCCTCCCCGAGTAATTTTATTGAATAATGTTAAATGAAATGGTATCTTCTGTTTTGGTGAATGAAGCAAATCATATCTCGCCTCATAATCTTCCAAATAATCATGACCAATTTTTGAATCAAAAGAAACCGCTAAAGCATCTTGCAGAATCTTTGGTATAGATCCTTTATCAAGTGTTTTATGTTTGCCTTGAGTAATTAAAATAGATTCTGTTAATGCATTATCAATTGCAGCAGATTGGCAATATTTCTCAGTATTTGTAACTAACCAATCTAAATTAACATTATCTTTCTTTTTGAATGAATCCAATAAGTTATTTACCGAATCCATTTTTTGTTCGGTAAATTCCTTATTAGATGCTTCTATTTTAATAACTTCTATAGTTGGTAATTTATTGTATTTGTTTACAAAATCACCAATTAATTGAAATACATCAGCATGTTCCTCTGAAAAATATTCTTGTTTTAAGAATGGTAAAACTTTTCTGTTGTATGGTTCATTATGGATTAATTCACGAATAATAATATCCGATAAATTTTGTTCCATTTACTCTGTTTGTGCCACTGTTTTAATCATATCAAGAATGATAGTTTTTAGCAATTCATCCAAATCAGGAGAATATAAAGATGAATTTGGAATTTTATTTGGTTTATCTAAAATTCGATATTCATATTCAACCATTTTTTGATCATAATCAAATTTAATATTTTGGAAATTAACAACCAAACCATCATAGGAACCTTCTGTAATCATAATTCCTATGATAGTTTCATTATTTACTTGTTTTTCTACTACCTTAAATGGTTTATTCTTCTGATTCATCCTCAGTTTCTTCCGATTCTTCAATTGTATCTAAATCATTTTCTTCCTCATTATCTATTACACCACCAAAATTAAATTCTTTTCGAGTTTCTACGTCAATTTTGTTTAATAATTCTTGATCAAAAAATGTGGTAGGATCCTTATAAACATCCTTTAAACTCCATTTTTCTTCATCCTTAACATAAGAATTACCATCCCTTGAAATTAAACCTTTATTTACAGCAAATTCAAGTAATCCAGAATATCGGTTTAATCCTTTCTTATAATTTAAAATAACTTGAACAGATTTTCCTTCAATTGTTTCTCTACCTTTTGCTAATGTATATCGAATAAGCGCACCAATTTGGACATCTTTACCACCTTGTTTTTCTTTCATTTTTGCTTTAGAAATAAACAAAATATTTGATGATCCATATTGTCCACCTTTACCACCAGATGCAATTCTCTTGGAAAACATTTCCTGAGTTTCATAAGTGTGGTTAGTAACAATTAAAGCTGTTTTAGCTTTACCAAGTTTTAATGTTAAGGTACGGAAGATAGACTTAAAGAGTTTTGCTCTTGTCATATCTTGAGTATCTTTACCACTTGTCGAATCAGTCATTTCCTTTGAAGTGGAAACGTTACCCATTGAATCAAAAAGTAACAATACCTTTAGACGTTTATTTTCTGGTATTGATAGATGCTTTTCAACAAATTTTAAAGATTGTGTACGGAATTCTTGAGCGGTTTCAATTGGTGCAATAAGAACACGTTTAGTATCTACACCACGTTCAACCAGCATTTTCTTGGTAATAGCTGATTCTGATTCATAAAAAATCACAATAGCATTAGGATCTTTTTGCCAAGCTAAAATAGTCGAAATGATTGTAAATGTCTTACCAACCCCAGGATCACCGGCTAGCATGGTAATTTTATTATCTGGAAATCCACCAAAAATTGAACCACAAACCAATGCATTAACCATATATGCACCGGTATCAATATATCCAGTAATATCTGCTGATGGAATACCATCTTCGGCTACGGTAGCCCATTCATTTTCAAGTACACCAAGGTAGGTTTTAATATCTACTATTTTTTCTGATTTTTTATTTTCTTCTGATCTCTTAGGTCGTCCCAATTTGGTATAATCTCTCTTTTTTAATATCTAACAAGGTAGCTTCAATTTTATATCTCCATACTTTAAAATTATTGGCTTCCAATAACTTAACTAATTCTTCAGTTCTATTTTTTAATATGTCAAAATCCTTTGCATGACCAGTACAAAATGAATCTTTATTGGATCTTTCTAATGTTTCTGATCTGGATTTCATCATTAACAAATGAGCAGGTTTAAATTTGAAAGTATTCGCTATTTTCTCAAATAATTCAAATTTTTCATCAAATACAGGTTCAATGGTTACATGTGATTCAAAATTTATTGGTTTCATTGATTTAATTTCAATCTGCTGGTGAAAATGGAATAATACATCCTAATTTTATTGCTATTTCTTCTTCCAGGTCAAACCATGTTTTAATAAAAATGTTATAAGATTTTTTCCAATCCCATGCTTCTGTTACATAAATGTTATTTTCTACACCAGGATATGATTTTGATTTTAAAAGTTTTCTTTCCTCAATCAAAATATCATTATCACACTGGTTTACTTCCACAGTTTTATCAATACAATGTAAATGTAATGCTTTTTCTATGGCTCTATTTACTTTATATTCTAAAGCTGAATAAACTTCTTTAAATCCAGGTGAATATTTCATTGGTCGAATAACATCACCTAAAAGATATTCAGCACCATCATGAAGTAGTGATTCTTGGTTTAATTCAATTGGATTTACCTTTGTTAATTTTCCTTCAATTAACTTGGAATGCATTTGATAAACATGGACAGAATGTTGTGCCACATTATAGGGTTGATTTGTTGCACCATTGTATCGGTTAATCAAAGATAAATGCCAAGCAATATCAAAAATATCAATTTGTGCAGGATCAGGATCTACTAAATCAATTTTTTTACCACTCATTGTGGTCATTGTGGTAGGAATTTGATTTAAAGTTAATAATTCTGGATCATCCTTTAATGCAGTTGGTAAATAAACTAAAATTGAATTAGGTTGTTTCTGCTTTTTTCCATAATTATAAGAATTATTAAATACCTTATAATCTTTACCAGCATCTTTAGAAGTTAATTTGGAACCGGCATTCGGTCCCCCAATACAAATATATTTCTTTTGTTTTCTTTTACGTGTACCATTATAACTATCTTGTACTATTCCTAAAGATGTTACATATTCACTTGTGTGGTAAATGTCTTGAATAAAATAATCATCGGTATTTTTTTCAGAAATTAAATATTCCTTATAAATATATTTTCCATCACCATTTCCATCATTCCATTTATGAGATTCATCTATTAACAATTTTAAATTTTCAGTATTCATTCTGGCCAGTACTCCGAGGTTGGTCCATGTTTTGCTGAAAGCATATCAGCATAATGGATAATTCTTGATTCCGTAATTACTCCTGCTTCTATTGGAGATCCCCAATCTTTAATACCATGATGTGCTAAAATACAATGTTCGATTTTATTAATGATATCAATAGGAGGATAAGCACTATAATTATAATCCAATTGAGCAAAATTAGTATAAACTCTTATAAATTCAGCATGAGAACCAGCAACATGCCTCACCAAATTTTTATATTCGGTGTCAACAATTTTACCAGTATCTAATACGTTATAATCCCAAATTTTAGCAAAATCATGAAAAATTACAGAAGTAATAATAACATCCCAATTTACTAATTCATCAAATTCTTTTGCTATTGCCAAAGCAAATTTCATAACCTCAGCAGTATGGTTTACCAATCCACCAGGATAATTATGATGTTTATTGGAACTTCCAGGCCATTTTGGAAATTTATCACTAATTAAAACATATTCACAACAATCGTCCAAAATATCGTATGAAATTTTTTTACGTTGTTCGTTTAAATAAAGTAAATTTTCTTTTGTTCTTTTATCCATATTCTTTTATTATATCAGATTTTTTAAAACCATTCATCTAAAAAAGAATTATCTAAAATTTCTACCCAAATATCACCATGGCATGCCTTTGGTTTACACCAACAACCTAATATTCTATCTTTCAATTCTTTTTTAGCTTGTTTTATTAATTCTGGTTGTGTATAAATCCATTTTCTAAAACATTTAATGGATTCTTTTCTTGATTTGGTTATAAATTTGGCCTTTGTTCCTTTTTTATGACTATAAGGATTCCCATAAATTGTACTTCTATCTATAAGCACATCATATTTTTCTTTTTTACAATGCACTACTTTTGTCATTTAAAACCATTCATCTAAAGTATCAATTTTTTCATTGGTATAAGAAATAGCATCCAAAATAATTGTAAATGGTTCTAGAAATGTTTTTTCCCATTGTTGTTCTTTATCAATATAACCATCTAAATCAAATTCCTTTGGAAAAGTATCAAGATATCCAATAGCATCTTGCATGGTTGGATTCAATTCTTTCAACATCAAAATTTTAATTTTATCTGATTTCTTAATTTTTTGATACTTCTTATCCAATTTCTTTTCTCGAATCAGAAAATTAAACAATAGAGCAGCTTTAATATGAAACGGAGTTCCTTTTAAAAATACCAAACCTTCAATATCCTCAAAATAATAATTTAATTGGTTTTTTGAATCTTTATTGATATATTTGTCAATTTCATGAATACCACTTGGTTTGGCAATATCTTGAAGTGGTAATTGCATGAAAGTTTTCTTAGTATCAGCAATAAATTCAATAATTTTATCATTATCTCTGGTAGTAAATATAAGATTAACACCTTCTTTCATCTTATCTCGACAAAACTTAGGATTATTTGCTTTCACAGCTTCCAAACCTTTAAATGATACTTTTGGTGGATTATATTTCTTATTCTTTTCATCAATTACCACACTCATCGCATAACGTTTCTTTGCTGTACAAATTAAACCATCCATGATTTTTTCACGTTTCATAATAAATGTATTTTTGTACATATTCAAAGTTTCTGCAAAATCTTGGAATGCTTGATTAATAATTGGTTGAATCTTTTCAGTACATACTTTATCTACAAATCGAGCAATTTTCAATTTATCTGTTTCATTCGGTAACACTTTCTTTACCAAATCATCTAATACTACATAATTCGAATCAGTATCAATCATCACCACATAATCTCGATTATTTGTTTTTAATATTTTATTCAAATATTCATTAATTCGCCTAGCAACAAACTGAATACCAGTTCTTCCACTAATTGTTACCGATGTAGCGGTACGTAAATCATACAAAGAAAAGAATTCGTTGCCAATCGCGCCGTATGCCGAATTACCAGAGACCTTATAGGCACTCCTATTCATACCAAATCGAGCAATTTCCATTGAATCGGTAGCCTTTGCTGCCAAATCATCATAATAATCTTTTTGTTTTAAAACATGGGTTAATAATTCTGGAATAATACCTTGTTTATCTCTTTTATATAGATAACCATTGGCCGAGGCAGAATAATTATGTTCTTTTAAAAAAGGATATTGTTTACCTGATAAAATATCTTGTTCATTAATATTCTCTGGAATTTCATTAATAATTGTTTCTGGTGATATATTAATAGATGCCATTAAATTCGGATATAGCCCGGAAACATCAACAGAAAATACCCAATCATAAAGTCCTGGAATTGGTTCTTTTACATATGCTCCTTCAAATTCTTCATCTTTATCCGAAGGTTCTTTTAAGGCTACATATTGGTTTCTTTTTCCAAGATGAAAATAAATATAATTTTCCCAGCACCTAACCTGGCTTAAAGTATCTTCCCAATTCACATGCATCATGAAACCAACTGTTATAGAACGTTCTAACAATTGCCATTTGTTATCCAATAATTCTAAAAGTTCAGTATCTCGGATGTTATATTCGGTATATTTTTGAAAATCTTTATGATAAAATTCTGAAAAGGTTTTATATTCAGTATGATCAATTTTGGTAATACTTAAATCATGTTGAGTAATATAACCAAGTGTATAACTCTCTCTTGGCTCTAAAATATTTTTCTTGTATAATTGGAGATAATCTAAAGAAGTAATTCCTAGAAAATTATAAGATTCAATATCCTGTCCCATAATTTTCAATGTCTTTTTACGAATCGTTTTCCATGGACTAAATCGTTTTGCTACATCTTCACCTAATAAAAGACAAGTTCGGTTATATGTATATGGAATGTCAAATTGTGCACCATTCCAGTGAGTTACAATATCAGGATAATCATTAGACCAAAATTCTATGACTGCTTCCAACATTTCTTCTTCTGTTGAAAAAGCCTTATAAATTACATCATTTCTATGGACTTTATATTCGGTTTCATAATCATCTAAAGCAAATACATGAAATTTTCCACCAAATACCTTAATAGTAATAAGGTTAATTCTTTCGGTAGGATCAAAAGCTTTAGGAAATGCTTGTTCGGCTTCTGTTTCAATATCTAAAAAGAAAATCCTAAGTAAATCTTTTTGATATACAATATCTTCTTGTGGATAATTTTCCGCAATCCATGGATATTCAAAGCTACTGTAACCATGGATTTTAAAATTATCCACTTCTTTGTATTGTCTAATGAAATCCTTAGCAGATTTAATATCTTCAAAATCTATCTTTTGTAATGGTTGTTCAAATAAACTTTGGTATTTTGTTTTCTTATTGGTAGGAACAAATAGAGAAGGTTTATATGGAATTCTTCTTTGAATTTTCTTATTGTCTTTTATTTCTCTAACACATATATTATTACCAATTACGTTAACTGATGTATAAAAAGACATTCTCTCTAATTATAACAAAAATTCCTAGTAATTTCAATAATTACTAGGAATTTAATTTCTGAACCTCTTGATTATATCCACACTTGGGTGGAAACCAATTTATTGGTGGATTTAGCACCACAAATCCAAAAGATTTGCTCCAGATTATATGCTAAAATTTATTTTATTTCTAATATTTTAGGTTGTTTTTCACTTGGTAAAATTTTTTCAAAAACAATTTTTAATAAACCATCTTTAAAAGTTGTTTCTTTTGGTTCAAAATACAATCCAATGTTAAATGTTTTAATAAATGCTCGCTTAGAAATACCATTCGTGACATATTCTCGATTTTTATTATCACGTAAAGAAATTTCTGCTTCATAGTCTGAAACTTTAAATGTTCCAACCTCAATAGTTAAAACTCTATTTTCTGGTTTAAATTCCACCTGCATTTCTGATTTGTGATAACCAGCTAAAGCAAAATCAAAAATTAATAAAGTTTTATCATTATTATAATACACATCATATTTTGGAAATTTAGAGTCCTCTACATTATTATAAAAAACAACTGGTTGAGCATTCCATGGTTGTGGTACCACGGTTGGCCATAATTTATCATAAATCCAATCTTCCCACCCATAATATGTATTAGGTAGACTAATACTTACACAATTATTAAAATTATCGGTAAATTTTCTATCATTATTGAAATTAATTTTACCTACTGTCAAAGTCTTTTCTGACATTTTTTATTTCTCCTATTTTTTAGCAAGAATTAAATTTTTGTAAGAACCCATTAGGCATTCTTACAAAATCTATTTAGTTACTTAATTACCTGTACTTCCAAAACCACCAGTCCGATCACCTTTTTTATCAGGTTTATTACCCAAAATTTGGGTATTAAATGTATACACTGGAACTAATTCTGCTTGGGCTAATCGTTCTCCACTGGTAATATATTGAACTTCCTTAGTATTATTAAATAAAGTAATCATCACTTCATCCACATAATCCGAATCAATAACACCTTCACAATTAATTAAATTTAAACCATCTTTTACGGATCTACCAGAACGTGGATGTACTCGTAAACTCCACCCCTTTGGAATATCAAACCATAATCCAGTTGGAATTAATAACCTTTCTTTTGGTCTAATATCGATACATGCGGTATTGTTTATTGTTGTAAAAGGTGATGTTTCCGATTTCATATTATTTTCATCATAAGACGTTAATAACCTATTAACATAAAAATATGCTGATAAATCAAAACATGCCGCTTCGGAAGTGCCAAATTTAATATCTGAAACTCCTTCCTCCTTATAATATTTTAGAGTTGGTATTTTTACAAATTCTGGATTAATCATTTCTTTACTTTTTCTTTTTGTGGTAATACATTTGTTTTACCAGTAGAAATACAATCAAAACCATCTTCCGTTGGAGTCATAACGGAACAATTATATTGTTTTTGTACCTCTTGAATTGTTGCATTTAAGTTAGAAGATGTTTGGATAAAATTTTTAACAATATCACTTTGGAGTAAAGTTAAGTATTTTACTTGTAAATTACGAATCTTTAAAATATCTTCTGGTTTAATTACCACCTTTTGGGCTGTTTGGATCAATACCTTTGATTTCTCTGGAGCAGGACTCTTCTTTGTTTCTGCACCAAATACTAAAATACTACTTAAAAATAATAGAATAATTGTTTTCATTTTGTCCTTAATCTCTACAAACTTGTTTTACCTTAATTTCTACCAATTGATAATTTTTCATATCAATTATTAACTCATTCCAATCAAAATATATCTTTTGCAAAAATGATTCCACTTGTAAATTTACTTTACTACCAATATTATCGGAAATTAATCTAAAATCACCGCGGTATCCATAAACTCTTTTACCAATACCTACAGCATAACCAATTTCTGATGCGGTTCCACTATCAACATCAGTTCCATCCAAAATTGCAATCATAAAATCACACCGTTGAATTGATATTCTATTTTGTAATGCAACTAGATAATTAAAATCTTTCCACTGATTAATATTTTGATATTCTGACGTTTGTAGTTGATTTAATCGTATTTTAAGCTTGGGATCCAAATCCCAAGGATCAAATACGATAAGTCCTAATTCATTTTTTAAAGATGGTAAAATAATATTTTTATAAAAATATATTGTTGCTTCAGAAAAACCATATGGCGAGGCAATATAAACTGATTTCATTTTGTTAATAATAAACTCCTATATAAATTATAATAAATTGCACTTCCCGAAACTCCCACTTCTAATAATCTATCATACCAATGCTTTTGAGTCAATCTATTAATATTTTTAGAAATTTCTTGTGAGTTTTGAGTAATTACGGGTAATGTTTTATTAATATTTGCAGTAATTTCTTGAAAATTCTTAGTTGTTAAATCCACATTTTTTTCCACTTCTGGTAATGTAGTACTAACCACATTTGCTGTTTGTCTTACAGATTGCATGGTATTTCTAGTTTCTCTCAACGTATCTGTGGTTAAACCTTGCCAACAATATGCATTATTTTTACAATCCAAATATGGATCTATCTTTTCTAATCTTGATTCCAATTGATTTGGTATTTTATTGTAATTATCAGCAACCGATTTTAAAGTATTATTTGTTTGTGTTAATTGGTTATTAGCATCCTTTTCTGCGTTATCCAATTGTTTAAATAATTGTCTTTGGATACTATTAATTCTTTTATCTAATTTATTAGTTGCTGTATCAATTCTGGTAAAAGTTTGTTCCCTTGTTTGTTGAATTTCCCGAAATGTATGACCACGAAATGATATAATTTCATTTGGTATTTTCCAAATTACAGTGGATGCAATTATAAAAAATATACCAATTGAAATATACATCAAGTTTTTACAAACAATTGTTATCATTTTTGTCTTATATTACCAAGATATGTATTTTCTAATTTACCAATTGAAATATACATCAAGTTTTTACAAACAATTGTTATCATTTTTGTCTTATATTACCAAGATATGTATTTTCTAATTTACTATAACCATCATCCGAATACCAAGCTGGTAAAAAGAAATCAGCTACTTTATATCCTTTTAAATCATAATATTGATTGGTAGCAGCAACAAGAGAAATCCAAGTGCTTTTATTACTATTTGGTACAGTATAAAAAATACCTAAATTTCTATATTCATTTAATAACCAATCTAAAACCCATATTGATAATGGATATGAAATATTTTCTGGTTTAATTAAACAATACCTATATTCATATAAAGTTGGATCTACATCTCTTAAAATCACCAAACCATGTCTATTATCAAAACTTTCATTATCTTCCAGTAATTTCAGTTTACAATGTTTCATCCAATATGGAAAGAAATGGATATTAATTTGTAACTGTAAAATTGGTATTACTTTTTTAATTTCTTCATTTAAAACCGAAGATTGATTTTCTATTTGTAATAATTTCATCCATTAATTACGATTTTGGCATAACGTAATCACGAATGGATTCTGTTCCTTCAACTGAATTTATCACCTGTGCATTATCAAACATTAAGAGAGTTGGAATAATCCTAATATTATATTTGGTCGCTAAATCTTGTTCATTATCCGCATCTACAAAATAGAATTCTTTTCGGAAATATGAAACAAGATAATCTATCGCCTTTCTTGTATTTGAATCTGAGATTAAACCAAACAAAACATTAACTTTTTGGTTATTAATAATAATTGATTGGAAAGTCTTACAATTTAAGCCATTCATTTAGATTTTTGAATTTCTCCCACTGACCATTTTGTTTTAATATATTTTCCAAATGTTAAGAAAATTTTGGTTAACCGAATATTAGTATATTGGAATTGAATTTTGGAATGATGTTGTAAAATTCCTGAAATAATATCTACCGCTTCCTCATTACATTTACAATTCCCATCAGCTAATATTTTATCATCTTTAAAATGAATTTTAGTAATTTCTCCTATTTTATGTGGATGAAGTCCTAAAAAGATTGGAATTGGTAACTTTAAATTATTAATTAATTTATTAATATTTTTTGGTTTTTTATTTACAGCCACCAATTCCGCATCGTAAAAAAGAAATTCTAATCTCATTTCTTCTTATAATCATTCACATAAAAACCACTACCAACAAAATTTAATAAAGGAGGTGATAATTTTTGTTCTAATTTACCATTACATTTGGATTTAAATTGTACATGATTTTTTGGTAAATTTTCTGTCATTTTTAATTGAATATTCAATTCCTCACCACATTCTTTACAAATAAATTGGTAATATGGCATAGTTATGATAAAATTAATTTAATTTCTGTTTCTTCTGCTCGGATTCTTGCATTCCACTTGGAATTGGAATAATAACGTAATACTTCCAAAATAGTATTTGGATCGACCGCGGCGGTGAAATGATAAACAATTAATCCTTTTCCGCGCTGGATTAAAGAATCAATTTCTTCATAAATGATTTTCTTCAAATCTAATTGAATCTGGATTTCAGGATTAGAATCCTGAAGAATTTTTACCATTTGTTCATTTGTAGTCATGCTAATTTATGTCCTGTAAATGAAACATATTCATCTACAATTTGTTGAATAGTTTCCTTTCGTACATTACCATTAAATTTAAATTTCAAACCTGCTAATGCATATAACAGAGAATTTTTTCTGCCAATTTTCTTATCAAAATTATCATTTGGATGGCAAGTTGCTACACCTTCCGATAATATTTCTTCACTATTTGTAAAATAACGTTGACCTTCTTTTTTTTCTGGTAATAAATTACACTTAAAAATTTTACAAATGGTATGTGCTCTCGGAGATTTATTAGAATTGATTTCTTTTTTATTCAATTTTATCTTCTCTACATGTACCTGATTATAACCATTGTCAAGAGGTTCTAACCAAGTATGCAAATCATTTCGTTCATGGGTAAAAGTAATTCTTAATTTACCAAATTCATCAGTATTAACAAACATAAATTTATTCCTTTTCAATATTCAGTTTTTCTAAAATACCATCTATATTTTCAAACTCATACCAAACCAAATCGCCTACATAATCATTATCTTTTAATTCTAACAAATCATTCATTGCTGATTGAATTGTATATAATATTTTTAAATGATTATTAGCCAGTGTTTTTAAACCAATTAACTGGAGATATTCGGATGCACTAATCTTCGTTTTCTTCTTTTTCAAATTCTTTTTTGTCATATTTTGGTTTTCTATCCTTTTTTAGTGCAATTATTTTTCCTGGCTTTATATTACCAATTCTTTCCCTAGATAACTCTTTTACAAATTGGTTAACATCCACTTTATGTTTCATAACAAATCTGCTTTTTCCAGTAACTTTTCTAAGTGTAACACAGAATCAAAAAGAGAATCAATACCCGATAATTTACCAATTATATCTGGTAAAACTTTTTTAACTTCGGATACAAAAAATTGGTAATCTATATTTTCATCCTCAAATTCTAATAATCTATCATGGTACAATTCTTTTTTGGTTCCTGCCATCACTTACACCAAATCTGTAGAATCCTCATTTCTAACCCGCAAATAATTTCGAATATCATATCTTAACTGTGGTTTCTTATCTGTCAAAGTAATTAGTCCAAATGAATTATGAGAAATGTCCATATATGGATCAAAATTATGTTCCACAGAGATTTGCCATCTTTCACGATATTGCCTATTTTTCTTTTTTCCATGCCAATGATGAATCAATGCTCCATCAACATAACCAATATTACCTTGTAATTTTAAAGCTTTCTTTTGCCATTCGGTAGCGGCTTTTCTAAATCCATAACTACAATTTTCGTGATATCCTTTATCAATTTCACCAATAAAGGCTAATGCCATCAAATGATCGCCGGCACCAACAATAGCCCAATCTAATAAGTTTCCAGTAACATCTAAAGCACTTCTCCGAGCGGCCCAAGCAAAACCAGGATGCCAAAAACAAGACTTATCATAATTATAAGGACTTAAAAATTTAAAGTCAAATTGAGAATGTGGTAAATGATGTTGATAAGCATATCCAAATCCAGTATGTTTTTGAATAATTTCATGATTTGGACCTAAGTCATGAACTTGTGAAAACATTTGTACCACATCAAAATGCTGTAATTGGTGGACGGTTTCTTCAGCCCAATCATCACGGACCCAATTTACATCTGCATCTATCCAAGCAATATAATTAGCCTCACTTGGTACACTTCTTAAAATACAAATATTAATTAGATTTTCTTTACAAAAAAATTCTTGATTAGTTATTACCTGAATATGATTTGGATGATAAGGATCAGTAATTTCGTGCGGCCGGTCTCCAAAGGATGCTTCAATAGTATGAAGCACCACATTTGGATTCTTTAATAACCTATTTTCAAAATCATTATATAATTTGTATCTGGACTTATACCTACAAGAATTAAAAACAGGTGTTACTACGTGTAGTTTTTCCATTTACGCTACTTTTGTAAATACTCGATGTTTCTTACCAACTTGATATTTTGATTTTAATTGCCAATTACCCTTTTCACCATGAGATAGAATCTTTACGGAATTAATAGGAGCAATCGGTTCTAATTTTTCATTTGGATTTGCTAATGTTACCAGCTTCCAACTTACCAATAAACTTACAATTAGATTCCGGCGGGCTTTATCATCTTGTGTAAATGTCGATTCCTTTCCATCTAAAAGAAAAGCTTCTTTAAAACCAAGAATACGATAATGTCCGCGCTTATGGAGAATAATGCAACTTTGAACCAAGGTCTTTTTTTGGAATGAAGGAATACCAATTCGAGTCAATGTTTCCTTCACTTTCAAAAAACTATCTTGGTCCTTAAGTAATACCTCAACCCCAACATTTTGGTAAATATCCATTGTATCTAACATATATTAATTAATTATTTTTTCCTTTTATTTACTTTCTTAACTACTCCACCTTCACTGGTAGAATTCTTTATTTCCTCTAATTGATTATCAGTTAATAACTTAACATAATCTTGAGCAATTCTCAATGAAATATCAAAATATTTTGCTACATTTTTCACATTTTCATCCTCTTCTTTTTTTAACCAAGGATGAAATCGCTTTTTCTTCCTAATACTATATAGGTAATAATCAAATTGCATTCTCTTATCTAACATCGGATATTCATTCATATCCTGTACAAAGAAAATACAATCTGGAAAAAAACTTAAAATCCGATTTACAATGTATGGATTATACTGATTTTCAGCAAATTGTGGATCATCAGATTCTTCCATAATATTTGTTTTATCAAAATTAATAGCGTTTAAATAATCTTTTAATTCAAAACTCATAGGAAATCTTCCAGACTAGAAGACATAATCTTTTTCTTTCTTTTGGATTCCTTTTTAGGTGGATTTGAAATCCTTCTTCTTGGATCTCCTAATTTACTCAATTCTAAATAATCCAATAAACCATGCCTTATTTCATCTAAGAATTTTTGTTCCTCTAATGATTTAGTTTTAAATTCATTAAAGAAATAAACAATCTTATCATGAAAAATATTCAATAATTCAAATGGTTTTTTTTCTTGATATTTTGCTTCCATAATATCCACATAACATTGAAATAGGTATTGAAATTGGAACAGTAATCCACAAATTATAATCAGTAATATAAAAAATTATTGTTCCAATTATTAATGATAAACAAAGGCTTAAAATATTAAGCACAACCTTTTTTGGAAATCTTTGTTTCCACAATTCCTTCCTTCAAAAGTTTATTTCCTTCTTCTGTTACCACATAACCCATTGTGGCTTTTGGTTCTCGTAAAAATTTTAATTTATAACCTAATCTACCAATTTTAACCAACATCCAATGGTTCACCACTATCTAATTCTTCTCTAATCCCATTTAATAAAGATTCTTTGTTGTCTTCATATTCTTGAATAGATTCCAACCAAACCCAGAAATACCAATTGTATCTACTTTGCTCCTATACAAATTCACATTCATCCATTAAAATAGTTAATTGTGCTGTTAATAAAATTTCTTGGTCTACTGAAAATGCGGATTTATGCATACCATCTGCAATAATAATATTTGCATGTGGAATTGATTGTGGTTGCAAATAATCATACATTTGGTCATACAATAATCGGAACAATCGAGTAACATCAGAATCCAAATTATTAGTAACCCATTTTCTCATTGCTCCGTAATCTTTTGATTTCAAATGTTTCACTAAATCAGATAATTTAGTTTCTGCTAAATTAGCAATTAATCCAATATCAATCTTGCCAGCTAATGAATATTCTTGACATTTACCAAGAATAGAACGAAAATCAGGAAATAGCTTAGAAATTAGCTCTACCAAAACTTTCTTATCATAGGATACCTTTTCAATGGTTAAAATTTCTTCTAACCTTTTCAAAAATGCTTTAGCTAATGTTGGTCGTTCAGTCTTTGGAAATTTAAAATCAATAACTGGACAGCGAGAATGTAACGCTGGAATTACTTTATTTTTATGATTTACGGTTAAAATAAAACTAGTATTTGATGAAAATTCCTCAATAAATGCTCTTAATGCTGGTTGTGTCGAGGTTGCATTTAAACCATCTGCCTCATCCAAAAGAATTTCTTTTCTAGCACCAAAAAATTCAATGGAAGAAGTACTAGCAAAATTTCGGATTTGTGTTCTTAATGTATCAATATTACCATTTTCAGAAGCATTAATTTTTAAGAAATCACATTGTAATTCTTCTGCTAATGCTTGTGATACAGTTGTTTTTCCAGTTCCTGAACTTCCAGAAAAAATCATATTAGGTAATGTTCCAGAATCAACAATACCTTGAAATTTAATCTTTAAATCATTTGGTAAAATACAATCTTGAATTTTTCGTGGTCTATATTTCTCAGCCCAAATCACTTCTTTACTAATTGACATAATTTTTTAATCTTTAATCACTCCTTTACCTTCCCAAAAGTAAGTATCATTTAGAAATTTTTCTTTCCAATTAATCCATTTATTTTCATCTGTTAATAAAACGAAATTATAACCAGTCCAATTTCGTAATGCTTGCCAAAATCGGTAGTCTGGATGTTCCTTACAATATTCCACAAAACTATTCAAAGTCTTTTCATTTTTAGATTCCATTTATAATTCCTTTAAAATAATTCTACCTGGTTTCAATTCATAAAATCCTGACTTTAAACAAGTAGGACAAAAACCAATTAATTCTTTTGGAAAATTCCTTGGTAATGTATTATTTTGAGACATTTTCAATACACTTCTTACATTAACATACTGCAATTTATTTGTTTGATCCTCATCGAGGTAAGAAAAGCCCAATTGCATATATCTTTTCTTACCACAATGTTGACAATGGATTTTACTGTCCATTCTATTTTAAGCAGTAGCCGCCTTTTCAAATACAGAAACAGTTGATTGTAAAGGAATATAATAATTTACCTTATAATCTTTGTTTGTCCACCGAGTAGGACCTTTTGATGAAACCAAAACAGAATATGGACCTTCCAATAATTTTAAATTTTCTAACTTGAAAACCAAATAAAAATCTTCCGAATAACCCTTTTCTGCTAATTCAAACGAGGCGCTTGGAACTTCCTGCTTTGTATCTGTTGCTAGTAATGACAAAGAACCATTCTTTGCTTCCAAAACAATATCAGGAGTAGCTAAGGTAGATGCAACCTTAACAATCTTTTTTACCATTTCATCTGAAAGTGTAAAACTTACTTCACCTTTTTCTACTGTACCATCAATCTTCTTAAACTCTGTTGGGACATTTAATTTTTCAAAGATATCATGAGGACAATAGGTATATTCCACCCGAAACTTCTTTCCATCTTCTTGAATAATTAATGATTTTTCATTAATTTCAAAAATTGGATTTTCAAACAACTTAATTGTTGATAGAAACTTATTTAAATCAGCAATACCAAATGTTTGAGGAAAAGTTTCCGCAATCTCGGCTCGTGCTACCACAGTTTTATCATTGCTCTTTGTAATTAACCTCTTATCATCCCGAAATTCCAAAATATCATTAAAAAGAGCAAAATTCTGTACAATACTAATTGTATTCTTACTAATTTTCAAATTCTTTCTCCTATTTCTTGATTATAACATAATAAAATTCATTTATCAATTATTTTGTTTAAAATGGTCTTAATTTATCAAAATCTGTAAATCCTTCAGGTAAAATACCAGAAATAATTTCTTCTTCAGATTCTTTAGCAGAATCTGTAGCAACCCAAGGATTTGTATTTTTTGCTTTCTTTTTCTTATTATTAAAAGTAACCGATTCAAATTCTACTTCTAATGGATCCTCATCTATAGATGATGGTTTTGATTCTGGTATTTCTTCCTTTTGGACAGGTCCATCTATTTCAATATCAATTTTTTCATATAATTCCATCAAAGCTTTATTAGTATCAATATCAAATTTGGTACAAAATCCTTGTAATGCTTTTCTTTTGGTACCATGAATTTTAAAAGACTTTACAATATGGGTTAATGCTCGAATATCTACATTTTCAGAAACCCCTTCATCCATATAGGTCTTATTTACCATTACAGACCAATTTGATAAACATTCCACAAATTGAATATTGATATCATTACAATCAATATTCTGTTTTTGAAAATTCTTTATTAATATCTTTTTATATAAATCAAAATCAGGATAATCAGCCTCATACATTTCAGCAAATCTACCAAAGAAAGCATCATCTAAAATTCTGGAAGTCACATATTTACCAGAATCATCACCTTTTCCTTTGGTATTAGCTGTTGCAAAGACATTAAATCCTTCTGCAGGTTCAACATATTTACCAATTTTTTTAAGAAAAATACCTTGGCCATTTAAGACTGGTTGTAAAACCATTAATTTCTCAGAAGCCTTATCTACTTCATCCAAATTTAAAATGGCTCCTCGACGCATTGCTTCCACCACTGGACCATCATACCACTTAGTCTCACCTTGAATTAATCTAAATCCACCAAGTAAATCATCTTCATCCGTTTGGATTGTAATTGGTACTTCAATGTATTCTCTTTTTAATTCAGCACAAGCCTGGCGAATTGAAAGAGATTTACCAGTTCCTTTATGTCCTACCAAATAAACTGGATGAAATAATTGTGAATTGATTACTTTTTTGATATCATTATAAAAACCATATTCAATAAAGGTTTGATCTATTTCTGGTACAAAAATTATATCTTCAATTCGATTTAATTCTTTTTTCACCATTTTTGCTGTAGGCATTCAAAATGTTTACCATCTCAAATCAAATTTATGACCTTGTGGGCATGAGCCTATTCTTTGACCTGGATCAATATTAATCGGTCTACTATTTGATGGACATTCTGAACAAAATGATACGTAATTTACACCATATCTTGTTTTAGCTCTTGAACCATTTCTTTTTTGGTTACGTTTTGGCCATTTATCTGAATGTTTTTCGGAAAATCTTGCGGAGCTACTCATATGTTTTTAATTATATCAAATCAAATATGAAAATACAACTTTGCTATACTTAAATTATGAATAAAGATATTTTAGCTAAATTGATGGCAACTGAAAATCTTTTGGTAGAACACCAACCAGTAAATACAGCATCTTTTGATGTCCAAAAAAGATTATTAACCTTACCACTTTACAGCGAAAATCTTGGAGAAGATGTAGTAGATTTGTTTGTAACTCATGAAATATCTCATGCTTTATATACACCAATTGTAGAACATTTTGGTAAATTAGTTACAGACAAACCAGAGTTATTAGAAACCGCTCATGATGTTCTCAATATTGTTGAAGATATACGAATTGAAAAAAGAATTAAAACCAAATTTCCTGGGGCTAGAAAATCTTTTGTTACTGGATATAAAAAACTCCTCGAAGGTGATTTCTTTGCTACCAAAGGAAAAGATGTAAATTCTTTTAATTTTTTAGACCGGATTAATCTCTATTTTAAATGTGGTATTAATTCCGGAATAATCTTTACCAATCCAGAAGAAAAAGAAATTGTCAATAAATTGGAACATATTAAAACATGGGAAGAAGTTATCCAATATTCTAAAATATTATTACAATATGCGGAAAAATCTAATAATGAAAAGAAAAAAAGAATTCTTAGTGAAGGCTCATTAACTCAGGAAGCCTTTGATAAAGCTATTTCTAAAGAATGTAATACGAAACAAGCCAAACAGGATTATAAAAATTTACCAATTGTTTCAGATAAACAATTAAAAACAATAGTCCGACCGTATAAAAGAATATTGGATGATTTTAAAAATGTTAATGGAAAAACAGTTGGATTAATTCTCAATACACTTAAAAAAGAATCTAATTTTCTTTGCAATCAATTTGAACGATATAAAGCAGCCAATACTTACGAAAAAACAAGATTTGCAAAAAATGGTATTTTAAATCCTACCAAATTATTTAAATACAAATATTCTGAAGATATTTTTATTACGAATGAAATTAAACCTATTGGTAAAAACCATGGATTAATCATTTTAATTGATTTTTCTGGATCTATGTGTAATTGTATCAAAAATGTAATTCTTCAAGTATTTTCTATTTTACAATTCTGTAAAAGACAAAATATTCCATTTGAAGTATATGGATTTACATTTCGATTTAATAAAACAGGAAAATTTCCATGGAGTGGAATGGGTTACACAAAAAATGTAGAAATTTCTGATGTAAATACCGTATGCCAATTTTTAAGTTCCAATATGACCCTTTCGGAATATAACAAAGGATTAGAAATTTTACTTAAAATTGGAAAAGAAGAATATGATGCAACGGCACTTGGATATAAAATGTCTGGAACTCCTTTAAATCATGCTTTAATGACAATGAACACTATTATTAAGAAATTTAAAGAAAAATATCCAATTGATATTATGAACTTTTTAACCATTACAGATGGAGCCGCTGGTGATGTTATTGATTCAAATATAGTGATAAGGAATTTAGAAACTCGGAAAGTTTATAATGATAAAAATAAAACTCAAGCATTTCTCAATTTTTTAAAAGATACTTACCATATGAAATCTTTAGGATTTTATATTGGTAGTGCAGATAAGATTTCCATGGCCATGGCTTGTGGAAATAATATAGATATTAAACAATATAGCGTGCATAAAACAAATATAGCAAAAACTGGATTTACTACTCTTACATCATCTGGATATGATGAATTCTATTATGTAGATCAAAATACTTTTAAACAACATTCTCGTAATATAGAATCAGAACATATTGAGGATGTAAATGAATTAAATGAGATTTTGGTAAGCAATAATGCAATATTTAAAAAGAAAACTTTATTTCTTGCAAAATTTATTGAATCTTTTGCAAGGAGTTTGTAAAAGCATTTACAAAATCATCATAAGCCTTTAAAATAGCCGCGGACTTACGTTGATAATGTTTTCCACCAATGATTCTAAATTCTACTCTGTTAATATCATCAAAAGATATGGCCATAAATTTATCATTTTTAATATGGTTTAAATCTTGTGAGGAACAATAGCCATTATCGGATCGACCAAAATATCTCAACCAATATTTCTGTTTAGATTCTTGAATTAATTTTCTTCTCTTTAAATTCCACTGCCAACCATTTTCTTGCGATGATAAATTAATATGGAGGGAACAGCTATCATTTGTACTGCAACAATACCTAAGATATCTTAAAAAAGATTGTATTACTCTTTTGCCATATACTTTACCATTAAAAACCGAAGTTTTTACTTCTGTTGGTATTTGAGCATTCCAATCTTTTTCTAATCCTTCACTTTCAATAATCCAAGAATCATCATATCCATGTACATGAGAAATAGATTCCCTTGTTTCTTTGAATGTTTTATAGGTTAAAAATTCAAATTCAAAACCAACGCGGATATTTCTGGTTGACATTTTTTAAAACCATTGATCAATAGCCAATTTTTCTTTTATTTGGTAAGAATTAATTCTTTCCACCGCTTTATCATAATATTCCTTATTCATTTCAAAACCAATAAAATTACGTTTAGATTGAATTGATGCTACCGCAGTAGTACCCGATCCCATACAATTATCCAATACCAAATCATTTTCATTTGAATATGTTCTGATTAAATATTCAAAAAGAGCAACTGGTTTTTGAGTTGGATGAAATTGGTCTTTTTCTGTTAAATTAGAATTTGCAAATTTTAAAATTGTTTTCGGAAATCTAAATCCGTTACTAATAGTTGTTTTTAATTGAAATTTACCATAATTATTAGTTAATCCTTTAGATGTAGTTTTATATGGTTTATTTAATTCCAATTGAGGATTATATAGATGTTTACCATTTGAAAAAATCAAAATATTTTCATGAGACTTTAAAGGTTTCCTATTAGAATCTAAAAAACCTGTAGCATTATTCTTTTCCCAAATTAATTCATATTTAAACCATTTATAGTTAGAAGATATTAAAGCTGAAGTGAATGGTTGAGAACCTGTCAATACAATCATTTTATTTGGTTTTAAAATTCTATTATATTGTTTCCATAATAAATCAAAAGGAATAACTGAATCCCATTTATTTTGGGTTGTACCATATGGTAAATCACAAAGAATCATATCCACTGATTTATCATCCAATTGTTTCATTCCTTCCAAACAATCCATATTATAAATTTGATTAATTGGTAACATTTGTAAATATGTTTCTATTTTGGAATTAATTGATAAGACATTTTATGGTTTTCTAAAAACAAAAATTGGTTCCATTTTGGAATACTTACTATCTACTTTACAATAATTCTTGCATGTTGGTTTACCATCTTCACCCATTCGATTAGCACCTGGTGCACTTGCAAGAACCATTTTTAATGTTTCGACATATTCCATACCAAGATTTGTTAAAATATCAATAGAATCCTGTTCTAATGGAAATACAGTACCATTATCATAATGTACATCAGCAATATTCCAACAAAGATATCTATTCTTCCTTAGATATTCCACACAAGTTTCTAAAGTAGGCCGTAAAAAACCATCCCGCCAACTTGTATAATCTGAAAATTTTATACATGATTGTTCTTCATCTTCTGAATATTTTTCCTTCGAAAAATAAGGAGGACTGGTAAATACCATATCTAATTTACCACAGTATCTTTGAAACATTCGATTTTTATGGATTACTTCTGATCCTGACCGATAAATTTCAAAGGTATTATTCAGTGGTTCATCCGAAAAGAAATTATCAATACTATCTGTAAATACATGATCATTAAAAAATTGAGCAGCCAACGAATATTTGGTTAATCCAATATCCTCATAATAATTATCTGAATTTGGGTCCGTTCCAATATAATGAATTTTTCTATCTCCATTTGTCGCCATCGCTCCAATAATCCTACCACCCCAACCTGCAGATGGATCATAGATATTGATTATTTTTTGATTTTTGATATGTTCTGTATATTTGGTGTAAATATACTTTGCAATTAATGGAGGAAAATTCACAGCCATTTGGCAGAAAGATATTTTTAAGGCTGTGAATCCAACTGGAAATATTCTGGTATCATTATAGAAAAATCGGATCAAATAAGATTCTTCTAATTCATTCGGTATTTGTTTCTTTGGAAAATTATCAACAGATATTAATCCTTCTTTAATACCATTTTGAATTTCTTCTTTATTTACTCGTAAGTACTTTGTGGAATCTACTGAAGTATAACCACTTCCTTTATCATTATCTGATGAAGTAGATAACCAAAAACCAGTTCCTTTAAATGTTGTTGGTTTATTATGAAATAATCGAATCCAACTAATACCATCTTTTGCTGGTACCAGTCCCATTTTACTAAATTGTTCTACTGATATTGAATTCCGATATAAGGAATCTCGTTGAAACTGACGTGTCCAATACTTTACATTCTTTTCAAAGTACTTATCATCCTTAAAAATATCATAAATTGAAAAACCATTACCTTTTGTAGAGTAATTGATTTTTGCTTTCATCATATTTTCAAACCATTGATTTACACCATTTCCATAATAAATTGGACATACAATTGCTTCTTTTTTACCATTTAATTCATCAATAGCAGCTAATTTATGGACCGGATAATTAGAAAGATTTTTAAAATCTTCAATTAAACCTTCATAATCTTTACCATTTAGAGGAGGTGTTCCGTTGTTATCCCATTCTTCGATAATGGTTTTACGAGTAAGTTTCACCCATTCTCGCAATTCATCATCTGAATAATGAAGTACTTCCTTAAAAGTAGGGTTTACTTTTGGATTATCTAAAACTGCTGAATTTCTAGACCAAAATCTATATTCTTGTTGTGGATTCATTAGTTATAATTTGTTTTAATCATAATAATAAATTCACAAATTCTTTTGGTGGACCCACTAGGAATTGAACCTAGAACCAACGGATTATGAGTCCGCTGCTCTAACCATTTGAGCTATAGGTCCCTTAACTTTTATTTTATCAATTTATTTTTAGATAAATCAAGTAAATTACGTAAATAATCTGTGCTCTGGAGATCCAAAACCAAATGTATTCTCTCAGTATCTCCACCGTTTACAGCCATATGTGGTTTTCTTGTATCTAAATAAAATGATTGACCTTCTGGAAAATGATATTCTCTTTTATTTCCTTCATAATTCCACATTGTAAAAAACACTTTAGGATTAGTTATAATAGGAATATGAATTCTCATTAGTTTACCATCAGCAATACCAGAATCAGAATCCGTTTGGTCCGTGTGTCTTTCCAGTTCTCCACCACCTGGAACTAATTTCATAAATCGGATCCGATGAATATAATCAAAACACATAAATTTGTTGATAGTTGGTGGATATCCTAATGTATATAAAATATCCATAATATCATGTGTAAATTCATACCATGCTGTAGTATATTGCATTTCAAACTTTTTATCTTTATTTTCTTCATTCCATTTATCATTCATTTCAGATGGTTTTGTAATGAATAAAGGATCTGGAAGGTATCCTCTCAAAGATACAGCAGACCATGATTTACTTTTATTATATTTTGAATAATGATTTTCAAAGTCTAAACTTGATAATTTTTCTTTAATAGAAGAAACATTAAATCTTGGTAACAATAACGGGCAAATATCAATTTTTTCATATTTACTTAATTGACTATATTCCCGTTTGTTTCCAAACATATCTTCAGAACTTAGGTAATATACACCATAAATTGAAGAAAAAGTATCAATCTTTACACCAGCTTTTTTAATGAATGGTAAACGATTTAAAATTTCTTTTTGGAGTGGATCTTCTTCTAAAATATAAAACCAAACAAATTTCCCTTGTTGGTCAAAACCTCTAATTATATCCACAAATTCTTTATAAAATTCTTCAAATTTATATGGAAGAATTCCTAAACAAGAAATAATAATATCACCTTTTCGCTTTTCACCAATTACCACATCTTGATACATTACAATATTGGATGTAGTTTTTGCTTGTTGGATACGATAATATCCAAAAATATCACCATCTTCAAATGATCTTATTGAATATAATGTACCATCTGATAGATAAGAAGCAACAATATGTTTCTTCATTTTTGCAAATGGAGAAAGAGCAAATTCATTATATTTACTATAATAACTTTGCTCAATATTTACCAAATATCCTAAATCATAACCTTTTTGCCAGGGTTTCATTCGTCTAAGTATCCGTATCTAAATTTTACTTTATTTTCCAGATGTTGTTTTGCATCATCAAGTTTCCAAAAAGGACCAATTTGCTTTTCTAAATAATAACAATTAAAATAAAGGGTGGTTGGTTCAATTCTTCCTACAATTTTACCATTTTCATTGCAAGTGCAATACAATTTTGAACTATAACCGTCAAAAGTTAACTTTTCTATCCATGTAAAGGTAAATTTTTCTCTTGTACTTAATTTATCTTTAATTTTTTCCCACATTCCAAATTAAATCTCCTGGTTGACCTTGTTCCTTTACTAACTTCCAAAGTTTACCTTCATATTCTGGAACGCATGGAAATGGAGGTAATTCATTTTTCTTTGGTATTTGATTAAATTTATAATGCGTTTTATGTAAAATTGCTCTACCAATTTCTCTTTCAGACATTTGATGACCTACAGATAATACATGTGCTTCCGCATCTGGCCAGGCCATTTGTAAACCACGATTTAACGTACCTGATGAACCTGTTGTCCAAAATCGTTTTGGTTTGTACAACATATATTTGGTACAAACTGTTACAATAGATTCCAATACCGTTGGATGCTCTAATCCAAGTGGTAACAATTCTCGATTTTCTGGATCTTCATTTACATAATCTTTTGCACGTTTTTGTGTAACAGCAAGAAATCCCATTGGGACTTCAATTATATTACCACCAAAATTAATTACTTTGTAATAATTTGGATGTTTGATTTTACTTTCAGCTAAGAATAAGGTAAATTTTTTACCATATTTTTGACAAACTGCTGCCATTGAAATCGGTCCATAACCCCATCGTGGTGATGAACCAAATACCCATTCTTTTTTCCGACTGGTTTTAATAAGATAATCAATAAATCTAGTTTTTGATCCGGATGGTAATAAATCGTCTCTAACTACAACAAAACCATCATAGGTTTGCAGTAAGGGTAACGGATTAGGATCTTCCCAATTTTCAATCATTCTTTTAAAGCCTTCTGAAATTCTTCCATATAATATTCATGGAGTACTTTGGTACGTTTGGAAGGACTTGGTGGCATGAAATTTGCTTTCTTTCCTTCAAAATAATTCACCTCTTCATAATTATCAAACTGGTCTACCGATAAATCAATTACCTGTTTAGTAAATGGATTCTGTAAATAACGATGGCCATATGGATCACCTGGTACCATAACTTTCATTGGTACAAATTGATTTGGATTAAAGAAACGATAAACAAATTCAGAAACTACATAACAATAATTTTTGGTAGGATTATCGGGTGACCATTGTTCCTTCATTTCTTTAGATTTCAAAAGATTTTTTCCCATTCGGATCAAAGCTTTATGCATGGATGGTTTATGAACTCCAGCCATTTCAAACATTTTATCCAATTCAACATTAGAAATTTTCATATTAACCTAATATATCAAATCTTTCAATAACGGTTCAACATGTGGAAGAATATACCATTGAACTAATTTTTGTAAATGTTCCTCTAATGTATCTTGAGTGGATTGGATTATATCAACAGGTACATAATGAACTTTATCCCATCCATAAAACATTTCAAAATATTTTTGTTGGATTCTTCGTTGTTTTTCTACATCATTCCAAGCCTTACCATTTTGATGGTTATTATCTCCACGTTTATTTGCACGTTCCAAAAGAATCTCTGGGTTACCATGAAGAAAGAAAACTAAATCAGGTTCAGGAGATGGATTACCTAACCATGCATCACGAATACTTTGGTTGATACCACGAATACTGGAATAAGCATATTGAGAATATTCCCACCGATCAGCAATTTGTAAAAGTTTCTTTTGTAAATTTGGTTTAACTACTGTTTCATCCCATTGTATTTTATCAGCTAAAAATAATAAATCAGCAACACCTGGTACCATATTCTTGGTAGTGATTGTATGGAATAATAGTTGGCGAATTTCTTGTCCTAATTCTGTTCCTCCTGGTGCTTTTATGATTAAAGATTGATAAAAATGT